GTGCTCGCGCAGGCCCGTGCCAACGCGCCAGTCGATACCGGCTTGCTCCAGAAGCGCACGAAGATGAGCGTGGTCAAGAACAAGGGCAAGGTCGTCGCAGCGGCGGGCATCGTCGTCGGGTCCAAGCCAGCAGGCGGTGACCCCGCGCTGGCGAGGAACTGGGCATGGTACGAGCGCGGAGTTCCAGCGCATGGCATCGCGGCGAAGCCATACATCCGCCCCGCCTTTGAGGCGAACCAGTCTGCCATGGTGAGCACTCTGCGCGACGAGTACCAGAAGATCATCGATGACGCGATCAAGCGAGGTGGCAAGTGACGCTCATTGAAAACGTTCGCACAAAGCTACTCGCCGACGCCACCGTCGCGGGACTCGTCACTGGCGTTCATGCCATGGTCGTACCGCAAGAGGCTACCTACCCGGCAGTCGTGCTGAGTGTAGTGGGCGAGTCGCCCATCCTCGCGCAGGAACAGACGCGGGCGACGCGACTGTGCAGGTCCATGCTTCAGGTTGACTGCTACGCGGACCGCTATGTTAACGCGCACGCAGTCGCCGCCGCCGTGGACGTGGTGCTCTCCGCACTGGCGGACCCCAGCGACCTGACGGCGCAGCGGCAGGTGTCGTTGGACGGCTACGAGAACGAGACGCAGCTGTACCGCGTAACGGCAGACTACGCAGTATTCCACGGAGTTGAGACAGTACCCTAACGGAGGCAGGCAATGACGACGGCAGCCAAGGCAGTATCCCTCACGCTTCTCAAGACCACAGTCAGCGCGGCGCTGACGCTCATTGCGGAGGTCGTGAACATCAGCGGCCCCAGCATGTCGGCGGGCACCATCGATGTCACGTCGCAGGACAGCACCGACCGCGAGTTCATCGGCGACACGCTCGTTGATGGCGGAGAGGTGACGTTCGACTGTAACTATGTGTCGGGCAACGCGGCACAGAAGGAACTCATCGTGCTGCTGAAGTCCGGCGCTGTGAAGCCGCACACCATCACGTTCAACGATTCGCTCGGCGTCGCCGGTACGCTCATCGCGTTCAACGGCATCATCACCGGGGTTTCGGTCGACGCGCAGCTTGGCTCGAACTACAAGCTCAGCGTCACCATCAAGGTGTCGTCTGTCCCCACCATCACCGACGCGTCGTAAGGAAGGAACGCCATGACCACCGCTACCAAAGCCGCAGTCTCCACGCAGTTGAAGGTCACCATCGTCGCGACGCCCACGCTGATCGGCGAGGTCGTGAACATCAGCGGACCCAGCATGTCCGCCGGGACCATCGACGTGACGTCGCAGGATAGCACCGACCGCGAGTTCATCGGCGACACGCTGGCCGACGGCGGAGAGGTGACGTTCGACTGCAACTACAAGAACGCCGACGCTGGCCAGAAGGAGCTCTTCACACTACTGAAGTCCGGCGCGAAGCAGACCTTCACGCTGATCTTCAGCGACGGCGCCACCACGGGCACCACGTTCACCATCACGGGTATCGTGACCGGGGTCAGCTACGACGCGCAGCTGGGCTCGAACTACAAGGTGAGCATCACCGTCAAGGTCGCCGCCATGCCCACCATCGCGGACGCCGTCTAACCCACACGCAGTCACCAATCGGGAGCCATCATGTTTCTCACTAAGCAGCAGATCACCGAGGCGCAAGACCGCAAGTTCGTCGAAGTTGAAGTCCCGGAGTGGGGTGGCACCGTCCGCCTCGCGTCCCTGAACGCAGACGATGCAGTCGAGCAAGAGGCGCTGGTCCGCAAGAGCAAGGAGGGCGTCCCAGCAGTGAATCCGCTGACCACCCTGCTCGCGGCGTCCATCGTGGACTCTGAGGGGAACCGGCTGTTCAGCCAGTCCGAACTTGCGGCACTTGGCAAGCGCTCCCCGCGCATTCTCGCCCGGCTGGTGACTGCGGTGCAGAAGCTGAACGGCGACATGGTGGAGGAAGTCAACACGGGAAACTGAGAGGCCAGCCGATGCGAGTCATGGCCTTCCGGCTGTGCCTCGCACTGGGCTGGCCTCACCCGGACTTCTTGCTGAAGACGTTGTCGCACAAACAGTTCCAAGAGTGGATGACGTACTACTCGCTAGAGCCGTGGGGTTTCGACGTGGAAGATGCAAGGCACGCCATCTTGAACTCGTCGGTGCTGCGCGCCGCAGGGGCCAAGAGTGTCAAGCCGGAGCAGTTCTCGATGGTCCACAAGGAGCCCGTGACCATGCTGGACAAGGCTCTCACGGCGTTTGGTATCAGGAGGAAGTAGGCCATGGCAAAGCTCGAGTCGCTCATCGTGGACCTTCAGGTGCAGAACACGCAGCTAAAGGCAGGACTTGAGCAAGCCAACGCCAAGCTCGACGCGTTCGGGGAGCATGTCGACTCCGTTGCGAAGGGCATGTCGCTTGCCTTCGGTGCAGTGATTGCGAAGCAGGCGTTCGACTTCCTGTCCGGGTTGGTAACGCACAGCGCCGAAGCGGCGGACGCCACGCTGAAGATGTCGCAGGCGGCGGGCGTCTCCACCGAGTCGCTGTCCAAGCTCGGCTACGCGGCGAGCATGGCGGGCGTCGGTCAGGAAGAGCTTGGTGTGGCACTCGGCAAGATGAACAAGAATCTCGCCGCTGCTTACTCGGGTTCGAAGACCGCGCAGGAATCGTTCGCCGGTATGGGCATCTCGGTCACCGACGCCAGCGGGAAGCTGAAGAACGCTGACGCCGTTCTCTACGAGGTTGCTGACAAGTTCAAGGGCATGGCGGACGGGTCAGCCAAGTCTGCCATTGCGATGGACCTATTTGGCAAGTCTGGCGCGCGGCTCATCCCACTGCTGAACGGCGGCGGTGAGGGACTGAAGGCGATGGGCGTGGAGGCGAGCAATCTAGGGCTCGTGCTCACAACTGAAGCGGCCACAGCGGCGGAGCGGTTCAACGACGCCATCGACCGCGTGAGAAAGGTGGGCGAGGGCATGGCGGCGCAGCTGTCCTCCCAGCTGACGCCCTCCATCACTGCGGTTGCGGAGGGGCTGACGGACTTCGTGCAGAAGCAAGACCTCGTGAACGGGTTCGGCAAGGCCTTCTCGTACGTGATGAAGGCTGGTTCGTCCGCAGTGGTGGGGCTGTCCTTCGTCATCCAGTCGCTCGGCACGCAGTTGAACACGCTCATCGAAGCGTTGCAGGAAGCTGTGTCCGGAAACTTCGAGCGCATCCCCGGGGTGTTCAAGCGCAATGCGGACACGCTCGTGAAGCTGGTGGACGATGCGAAGGCGGCCATTGACAAGATCTGGGCGGAGCCCTCCCCGGGCGCCCCGGGTGCTCCGCCCAAGCCGAGCGGCTCCGACGGCACGGGGTCGGTCGGCGGTAACGGTGGGGTCAGTCTCAAGATCACCATGGGTGATCTCGTGTTCAACCCGAAGGAAGCGGACAAGAAGCTGCTCGGTGACGTCACTGACTACTATGATCAGTTATTCTCAGCCGCTGTCCGCTATGCCGACGTGTCCGCACTCTACCTGCCGAGCCCCGGCAGCAGGCCGAGAGCGGAGCCACGCAAAGCATTCGGGGGTGCCTCCGGTCCAGTGACGGCTAGCGCCGACACCCGCGTTGCGTCAGAGGAAGCCGCCGTTTGGGACGACGCGTGGGAGACCATCAAGAAGGCAGCGTCTGGGGTGGGCGGTGCGCTCAAGGGATTCGGTGGGATGCTCGGGGACATTGGGCGCAACGTACTCGGCAAGCTCGGTGCAGTGGGGCAGGCGGTGGGCAGCGCCATCGACAAGCTCGTGGAGGGCGATGTGTGGGGCGCCGTCGGTGCGTTCCTGTCCGGCATCATTACCAACCTCAAGGCGTTTGAGCCACTCGTCACAATCGCGCAGGGTATCCTCACGGCAATCGCCCCCATCTTCGATGGTGTACTCGCCGCGCTGAAGCCTGTGCTCGGTGCCGTCGGGGTGTTCCTTGGCATCCTGATGACGGCTATCAAGCCTGCCCTCGACGGGCTCGTGCCCGCTCTCATGTCCATCGCACCGCTGCTCGTCGTCATCGGGAAGATTGTTGGCGCTGTGCTTACTCCAATCATGAAGGCTCTCGGTACTGTGTTCAAGGTGCTGGCCGACTTGTTCACTATCGTCCTGTTTCCTATTCTGAAGTACGTCGGGCTCGTAATCCTGTATGTGATGAAAGGGCTCGCGCTGGCGTGGAACGGAATCATCGATGCGATTGAGGGCGTGCTGCGATGGATCGGTAACTTCGAGATCGCGGGAGCCAAGCCACTCGGCTTCCTCCTCGACTGGGCAGACACCATCGACAAGGCGAAGGCCACCACGTCCACGCTCGACGGGCAGATCAACGACCTGCTGAACACGACCAACGACAGCGCGCAGGCCCAGTCCGAGGACGCGGCTGCGAACTACGAGGCGTCGGCCGCGACGGACAAGACCGCCGCTGCGATGCAGAAAGTTACGGCGTCACTGACGAATATCCCCTCGTGGTTCAAGGTGGCGTCGGAGCGGTGGCACGCGGCGACAGGTACGGGCGGCACCGCTGGGCTCGTGGGGGCGGGTGGCGGCGGGGTCCGTGTCTACCTCGGCAACGAAGAGATCGCAGCGCGGATTGAGCGGTGGCAACAGACACGCGACTGGCGCAAGGGCAGGG